ATCAGATATTATACATGGGATATTATTTGAATAACAATAATATAATGTTGATATATATATTTTAAAATTGAAACCTTTGGAAATATTTAAAAAATTATTTATGGTAGGTTTAATTTTTTTTATAGGATATCCTAAAAAATCTTTCATAATTATATTAATATTAGAATTATATTCGTAGTTTTAAACTTAAAATAAGGTTATTTATTTAATTTATATTCTTACTATATTTTAATGGATTTTGGTATAGAACAGTTCTATTATAAAAATATTTCAAATAATACTGATATATTAAATAAATATACGGCTATTAATATTTTAGTTTCATTGGATAAATATCATGTATTTTATGAATTAGGAATGATGTTATCAAAAACACTGACTAAGATGGGATATACAAATTCCGTTTTAGTTGAGAAAAGTAATGAATATGTATATGAAACTGATGCTCTTTATATAATATACGGCGCTGATAATTTTATTTTATTGCCTAATAATTTTATAATCTATCACTTTGAACAATTATGGAGAATAGTTAATTATTGTACGCCAGAATTAATAGAGGCTATGTTTACTCAATTTAACAAGGCTATATGTATCTGGGAATATTCATTAAGCAATATAAATCTATATAATCAACTTAATAAAATCACAGTCCCTGTATATTATGTCCCATTAGGATATGACTCGTATATAAATTATCAAAATACGTATGATTATTTAAACAAAGATAAAAATATCAATTTGAGTTTTGTAGGTAATTGCTGTGGGCGGCGGACTGCTATAGTTGATACTATTAATAAAAGGGTGCCTGTTTCGGTATTTTCAAATAATGTTTGGAATTATAACGACCGTCGGCTATCTGAATCAAATCCTATTGTGGATACAAAGGCTCAAGTATTTTTACGAACTAAAATATTAATTAATATTCACATGTTTGAACCAATATATGCTTCTTTTGATTTATATAGAACTATTACAGCAATAGCAAATAAATGTTTAGTAATTTCAGAATATTCACGCGATATTACCATGAATAAAATTTTTGAACCCTATATTATATTATGTAATAAAGACGATATGCCTAATAAAATTGCGTATTATAGTCACCACGAAAATGAAAGACTTAATAAAGTCAACGCAGCGTATAATTGGTTAAAAACTAAATTTATATATACTAAATTTATACCTACTGAATGTTTCAATATTAAATAGAGAAACTTTAAATAATATTATAAATATTTTATATTTACTATATTATAATGGCGTCCATTACAAAAGAAGAATTATTAAAGACATGTGAAACAGGTGATATTCTTTTATATAACAGTAAAACTATTATGGGAAGAGCTATTGAATATTTTACAGGATCACTATATTCACATGTATCTATGATTTTAAGAGATCCTACTTATATTGACCCCAAATTAAAGGGGTTATATATTATTGAGTCCGGAATGGAAAATATCCCTGATTCACTAACAGGTAAAAAGGTGGTTGGAGTCCAAATTATTCCTTTAGAACATGCGTTGGACTATTATAAGGGTTCTCTAATGGGGGGAGTTTATTATCGCAAAACAGATATACCGAGAGATACAATCTTTACTGAAAAAATAAAAGCCATAGTTATGAAAACTGAAGGTGTCAAATACGATTTAAAGGTGCTTGATTGGTTTAGAGCATTATTTGATGTTGAAATTGGGAATAGACAATTAACTAATAGATTTTGGTGTTCTGCTTTATTAGCATATATATACGTAGAATTAGGTTTATTAGATAAAGATTTAGAATGGTCAATGATTGAACCTAAACAATTCAGTTTCTATGAAAATAAACGTCTTAGTTATAAGAATTGCGAGGTTTTAGCAGAAAAACAAATTATTAATATTTAAAAGATTTTTTTAATTTTATTTTCTAATTTTTTAGTTATACTGATATTACTAGGTAATATACTTAATTTTATTATTTTAAAAAAATCTTTACTATTAATAGCGAACTTTTTTAATATATTGATATATTTTAAGATTATTTTATCGTTTGAGTTATATAATATATTATATAGTAAATAGGAGGTGATATAAAAATTCCGCATATCTATATCTAATTTTTTGGATAAGTTATTTATAAATTTTAAATTATAAAATCTATAATTATACTTACTCATAACTAATGAATGTTTTAAAAATGGTAACGGTGTATACTTTTTTTTATTTTTAAGCATGATATTATTTATTGACAAAAAGGGTATTGCTAAATATTGTTGAAGCTCCCAATGATTAAACATTTTATGAAGAAATAAATTAGAATGTAGAAGGTTATTATAATATTCTATACACAGTTTAATTTTAGTTTTATAGTCCCCTCTACATGTTTTATTAACTATAGGTATAAAATTTTCATATGATAATAATATTAAGGACTTATTATGAGAAGTATATATATCTAATAATTCATTATAGGTTTTTTTTTCAGTATAAATATCATTAGTGTCGTCATATATTGACTGTATCATATTCTTATTGCCAATAGAATATATTTTTTTTATTAGTAAATTCTTATCTGAACCATTTACTTTGATATGGGTATAAACGTCTTCTAGTATACTAATACACCTTCTATAATCATTTTGACTCACTGATATTATTATTTGTATTATAGATTGGTCAATATAGAAATTCTCTCCCTTCATTATTTTGTTTATGATAATTTCTAAATTTATTGAACCAGGGGCATTTATATTTATCACTACCGAATTATCCTTCAATTTTTTAGAATATTTACCGTTTGATATACAAATTATAGGCACTTTATTAATTATATACTTTTTATGCGTTTTCTTTGTTTTCTTATTTCTATAAAATTGCTCCTGATTGTAATATAATAGATTTATTATTTTTGATGAACCAAACTCCTTTTTAGAATCAATTACATCTAATTCATCAATTATAATAGCACTGCTACCGATATCAGTCATATAACTTAATATATTTCGCGTAGAAAGTATACTTATTATTTTCTCCTCAATAATATTATTTGATAAATTACTAGAAGCATCAAATCGAGTAACACTATAATTATAAATCTTTAAAATAAGTTCTATTAGCGCGGTCTTACCTACACCCGAATTTCCTACTATTAGAAGACAGTTCTTAAAATTTTTTGTTATTTTTTTTGTTTTAAAACAATTTAACCAACTAATAATAGTCTTTATTGTATCATCCATATTAATGAAATCGGTTAACTTTTCGGGTCTATACTTATTTAACCATAAATAACTCATTTAATAATTTTAGTAACTATATCTTTAATATTATTTTTGATATTATTCTGATTAAATTCAGTGATATTAATAACATAGTCACTATTTAATTTTTCATAATAAGATTCAGAAGTATGCTCTAGTCTTTCTATATGATCCTTAAATGTTTGAGGATAGGTTTGCCTTATTCGTTTTAATTGAAAGTCCTTATTTATATTTAATTTAATTACAATAAAATTATACCGCTTTAACATATCTAATTCGTTCGGATATCGGAGGTCATCTATAATAATATTGCTATTACTATTTTGTATAATCTCTTTCTCTGCTAAATTTACCCATACTAATGGGTTTATTTCTTTACATTTATCAGCAAAGGTTTGTAGCAATTCCCTATCTTTATTTTTCATACCAAAAATTTGAGTACAATAGGTTTTAACTGGTTTCGCAAAACTAACTATTTTACAATTATATTCTTCTTGTAAATATTTACTCAGTGTTGATTTACCACTACATATCGGACCACTAAAAGCAATTTTCATTTTAAATATAAATATTAAATTATACTTATATTATAAATTTAAGCGCATTGATTATCTATCCCTTCCCACGAAGTCTTACATCTTTTTGACCAATTACATTTCTGCTTAGCACCATCAGTGCCTTTAAATGGACCTGTTGTAAAAGAAAAACTCTGAAGGACATCACCGCCAACCCCGCAACTACCAGTTGGTAAATTGAGAACATTTTCACATTTACCATTAGAATTTTCATTCCAATAATCAGGGCAATTTTCTATTTTCACAGGCCATGTTAAATCTTTTTGCTGAGCACGCCATTTTGAGAATTGTCTATAATAATATATAACTAATACAATTACCGAAAATATTATTAAGCATATAGTTAAAGGATCTATTTCCATTTATTATATTAATGAGATAATATATTTAATCTATAAAGTTTTTTTTAGTTTTTAATCCAGACGAGGAAATATATTTAGGTAATTCCAAAGGTACAGGCGTATAACTAACATTTTTTTTATATGTCATATATAATTCTATGTTAGAAATTATATTATTTACACAGTAATTTAAAACTAATTTGTTCAAAGTCTTAACCTGTTTTTCTATATTTTGTGTTAAATTTTTAGCATATTGTAAATATATAGATTTCATAATTATTTTTAGTATCTTAATATCTTGGTCGGCTATTACATAGTTATTTTTGGACTGTTTATAGACACGTTTTTTTATTTTTCGCTGAACTAAGTTAATATTTTTATTTGAAAAATATTCTTTTTGTAATTCATTAAACTCGTAAATTGCCGTGACCGCGTGTTCATTAAAGGCATAGTTATTGTCTTCTTCGACAAAAAAATCATGCGATGACATGTTTCCACTCATAATATCTATTCGGCCATTTGGTAATGGAGTAGGTATTTTATTCATTATATATATAAAATATATTATTTTTATACATTTTATACAAATATTATTTCATATAATCTATATGATTATTAAAGTATCAATAAAATAGTTTTATATCAATTATGATATACCTATTAAATAATATTTACTTTTACATATAATAACCTCTTAAAAGAAATATTTATATTTTTATTGAGATAACTAAATTTTTATAGCCATCTAGTATTAATAAATATAATAATATATATTTATAACCGCATTAATATATATTATTATATTAATGAGTTATAGTGATTCTAATGACACGGATGACCTTCTAAATTTTATTATAAAGAAGAGAGAAACTAAGGAGCTTACTTTGCCTTCGCAATTGCTGTATCTTTTCTGTAAATCTGTAAAAATTTCGTTAATAAATACCTATAAAGAGCAAAAGGATGTAAGTTTATGTATACATTGTGTGAATATTGTAGAGAGTATTTTTAGACTTATCTACAATTATTCTCTAAATATTAAACTGTCAATATTTATATGCGAACGCTCAGTTTTATTATTTAATGAATATATTAATATTTCTAAAAGTTATAACTCTGATAAAATTAATATTTTAGATATTAAACAGTTTATAATTAATAAAAGTATTGGACCAGTTGTGTTAGGTTCCCGAAAAACCATGATTAATAAATATAACCCCTTATTACAATGTATGAAATCTTTTATGTGTCAGTTTTTTATTAGTAATATTAATAGTAAAAACGCGAAGGAAGGGGATGTAAATTTTTATATGGAAAGTATAACAAGAACCTTGTCAGCGTCTTTTATTGACATATACGATGAAAACTTATTAGACTATATAGAATTATCATTATCTTCTTTTAAAAATATCCAAATTGACAGTCTTATTGAAAATATTAATTTGTTAAAAATTAAGTTCCAAATAATGTTATTTTTAACTAAAGATACATCCAATTCCATTATAATAAATAATATAGATACTATAATAAAAAATAATACCAATTGTATTAATCTATTATTAGCGGGGTTCAATGAGGATGAAAATATTCAAGAAAGTAAATATTTTAAAAAAATTATAAAAAATATATAAGGATTTATAACTTAATTATTATTATAATGGAAAGGGATTCCTCTGATAGATTTAATTTGTTGGGCTATTTTATTTTAGGATTAGGTGTGGGTGTAGCAGGCAGTTTATATTATTCTAATATATTTTCATATCAAAAAACCACATTTACTGTTAAATTAACAGATAATAATAACAATAGTATTAATACTGCCTATCATTTAAATGAAAGCACTTATATACTTTATTTTAAGGAAGAAATGGAAAATGTTAATATAAAAATTCTATTAGATAATAAAGTAAAATATGATATAAAAAAATTTACTGGCAAACAGTTAAATCTTAATAATTGCTAAAATTTATTTTATATTGTCACTGGATTGCCTTGCTTTAACAAATTTTAATGTTTTCCAATACACACGACCGGACATATTTCGATTTTTTTTATTAGCTAATTTAATTAAGTCCTGTTTGGAATGTAGTTTCAAAAGTTCTCCTATTGTTATAGGAGTATTTTTATTAATTCTCTTTAATGGTCTGCATACCTTAGTTTTTTTATTATTTTTCCCACATGCTATTACCGCCCCTGTTTTTAAATAAGGGATTACTTGAATCCATAGTTCTTTGTTCCAACGAGTAGTAGAAGATGTTTTTATGCTACCCTTTTTATACCTGCCACCCAATTCTTTGTATATTTTTTGAATGAACATTGATTTATATGCCGAAGGTTTCGCATAAACTTTATTTGCTTTAGTTTTTGCTTCTTCATATTTCTCCTTATCTATAATATTCGCGTTAATATGCATTATAATTTATATAGAAAAAAAAATCTATAGAAATCTTATTTTCTAACTTTTAACCTTAATTAGCATCAGGTATCAACGAATGTATAATACCTTTTGAACGTATTTTGCGTATAATTGGTGGCGGTTCAGTTCCAAAGGGGGACATTATTAATTGGATGTCTTCACGCGATGACGCAACGGGTGGTACGGATGTATTTTGTTCAAATAGTTTTTTTACAGTTGTGTTAATTGCTATTTGAATGGCCTTATTGACCATATCATATGAAATCATGTCCGAGTTATCCCTGATATGGAAGGGTGGTGGCGGATTAGTAACGGGGGACATCCAGATGATACAAGAGTTCGTATATGATTTTGATACGCGGCACACTCGTCCATCCCTGACCAAAGCAAAGAGCACTTGACTAAAAGGGCGATACTGAAATTGATTTTCTCCAGGAAAAAATCCAGAACGCGTTGCGAAGGATGAATGACTCCAAATTTTATAGAAATACGCAAGACTCCTGCGATTATAAATCGCATTTTTCAAAAAACCTATATTTTCCAAATAAAATCGTTTTGCCCAGTTACGGGCAACCCGTTCGGTTCCATCAGTACGGTCAGGTGCCCCCCAATAAGTATCACGTGTTGGAAAAGACGAACCGGGTGGTATAAAATGACCCTTGGTATTCTCATTTATCCAACTAAGTTTCCAATAACCACGCGATGGGTTAATAAGAAGTTTTGCCGGTTCCTTTCCTAATGGTTTAGTTAAGATACTAATAACTTCATCAAATAAGGGCAGTGATTGACCAATGTCCGCTCTAGTTTTCAATACGTCACTTTCTGCCCAAATATTGTAGAAATAACACAGATCACGTTTGGAACACAAACTTCTAACGAACCGTTTATTTTGAAGATAAAACTCGGAGACCCTTTCGTGGGCAAACGAGGAAGGATTATCCCCCTCCTTATATGAATTAGTATACTCATTAGGAAAGGGATGCGGTATGAAATGGGACATTATAAATTTATATTACCGCGACTTTTTATAATATAATATATTAGGCAGATCATAATATCAAATTTATTAAACTTACGAAACACATATTAAATTCTAGTGGTTTTAAATTTCTAAAGGCGCAAATTATAATACTATTTAAAAACCTTCAATGTTAGTGAACTCTTTATTATATTTAAACTTATAATAGGGTTTAAATTTCCTAAGGTATAACCCCTGTATTATAATCTGGTATTATCTTAGATGAACTCTGTATGTAAAGAAGCATACTCCGTATTTTGTCAGCATAACAAAGGTTCTAATAATGAAAAAATTAGATTTGTATTAAATATTTTAAAAATATATAAAACTAAAATCTATATTTCAGAAGCGGAATTAAATTTTCTGTCTCACTATATCCATTTCACTATTGGCAAAGAGAATTTATCGTTATATGAAATCAATGTGTTAGTTAGTGCTGTTTCAGAGTTAACTATTGCTAACTCAGAATCTAATAATGATTTGCTAAACTTTATTTTTGTCACAATCACACGTCGCATCCCATAATGAAGATTTTATAATTAGTGCGGGAGCACCTACTTATAATAAATTTTACTTAATTACAATAAATAGAATTTATTACTATTAGCAACGAGTGGTTATGAGTTTAGACACCCCACCATGTTGCATACAGATACGTTTAGAGACATTCTTACACGTCTTTTGGAGGTGGTGGGCATTGATCCCACTACCTCGTGCATGCTAAGCACGCGCTCTACCATTTGAGCTACACCCCCATGAACGTCATATCTATGAGTTGACATTTAAGATATTCGGTTGGGTCTTATTTTACCCAGACCAACCTATTGTTATTATTCGTAATGGAACCATTTTGGTAATAAAAAAATTATTTTTAAGACATAATAGGGTCTATTATCTTCCGAGGGAATCGAACCCTCCACCCAGATTAGAAGTCTGGTGCGCTATCCATTACGCTAAAAAGATGTGCGACAACTACAGGATTTGAACCTGTGAGGACATAGTCCAATCGCTTAGCAGGCGATCGCTTTAACCACTCAGCCAAGTTGTCTGGTAAGACTTTTAAAGACATTCTCCAGGTCTTCATATTTTTACAAACTGTTTAACTGTGGAATAACATTATCAATAAAATCTTGTCGTGATTGTTTTAAATTATTAAAATGTGTATCCTCTCTATATACATTATGTTCTAAATTATCATCCGTTATAAAATATTTATAAATCGTTTGAAAGGTATCAATTAATTTAGGGATGATTTCTTTAATTTTTTTTACTCTTTGCTTTTTAGTTTTCAAACCCTTTAATTTTATAATAGTTAAAGTAACTGGTCGCGATAAAGATGTATTATTCTTAATCATAGACAGGTAAGTATCGACATTTTTAGAGGTATTATTAATATAATGGAGGCAAAAGTCGTAAATAACATAAACAATTTCATGTAAAGGTACCGCCCCCTGGAATAAGATAGATCTGGTGCTGGTGATTTTATTAAACGTGTGAGGATAATAATTAATAGTTCCGGTTGGTTTTTTTATATTACCCACCTCAAAACTCATATTAATGTAATAACACAATACTTTTAAATAAAAACATTATCAAATTAATTACATTAATGAATCCTTAAATTAACTCGTAGTCGCAAATCTAAATTATGTTCAATAATTATAGGTTGGTTCGCCTTTTCTTCAGTTAAAAAATCATTTACCCACTCGGTTAGAATTTTACGACCAATTAAAACTTTTTTTTCCCCCCAAGATTCACTATAACAATCAATTATACAAGTATTATCTTTATGTTGTTGTAGTAACTTTTGAAAATGATTGTTATTTAAATAATTTTCAGAAAATTTATAGATACATAGAGTTTTATCTGTTAAAAGTCCAGTTGTACTTTCAACAACATATCCTATTAATAACCGGTGATTATTTATATAAATATATACACCCGCGACACCTTCTATAGTACGGAATTCAATTAAATTTAGTAGTTGTGGATATTTCCAATACATTCTTTCGGTTAATACGACAACACTCTATCGCCAATAATCAAATTTTCGCACAATTTAATATATATAAAAATTTGAATTTAATTATTCTTTAGGACAAAGAAGTAAAAATATGGCATCAAGTATGGAGATTATAAATTCTGAGGAACAGGTAAATAACGGCATAGATGAATGTGAATTAATTAAAGCAAAAATAGAAAAACACGTTAATAAAATATCCGATCATAAAAAAAAAATTAAATCATCTGGTGATAAAATTAAAAAATTAAAAAAGGAACTATATTGGACGTGTCAACATAAATTTGAACGCGACCCTTCAGCGGCATATGACGATTTATTTAAATATAAATGTTCTAAATGTCATTTGTATCAAAATTATTATAACTAAGTTAATTACCCATATACGTATATATACTTACACCGCGACCGATGTCGCCACGGCATCTGTCCCACCAGATACAATATTTTTTGCTATATTAATATCAGTTAATCCTAATAAAGATAAACCTAAGGCTATCCCCACACCTAAAATAATATTATTATAAATATACTGATCAATGACACTGACTATACTAAAAAGAATTGTTATAGCTATAATAAATAACGCACTGGGGAATAGACCTCCCTTTTGACCGTTTTTTAGCATACTTTGTAAACCAAAACTGAGAAATACCACTGTTATTATCATAAAGGTTTTAACTAATGACTTTGAATAATTAATAAATCCCAATTCCGTTTTTCCCTCTGAACTTTTTTTATTACAAATATTTTTTCCCATTTAATATATAAATATATAATAATTTCTATTTACACCTTTGAACATTTAAAATGCCGACTTAACCATGTATTAATTCATATTTGTTGATAAGTTCTTTTGGAATAGTTACATTTTTTTTCTTTTTGAGAATAACCATTATATTATCCCTTGTTTTTTCTATAATATCAAAATATTCTAATACGATATGATATTGTGCTCTATTTAAAAAATCATCAAAAGCAATTAGACATGTATCTTTAATTATATCATAACATTTCAAACAACAAGCAACACGAAATCTTCCATCAATAAAAACTAAATCAATACTATCTTGTTCTTCCTTACTTAATTTTCTTATACGATTACTATAATTTATTTTTTGTATATTAGTGGCATTTTTACCTGGATGACCCCAAGTATTTGGTAGTGTGTTCATTTCATTATATATATATCTAATATTAGGTTTTTGAATTATTTGTTTTAGTTTTTTGTGCCATTCACTATCACTTTCTACAGAATAAATGGTTCTGATATTTTCTCTGATACTTGCCTGGCATGTACTTCCACCTGACCCATATTCAAAATAAACATTAGTATTATCTAAATATTTGTAGAATAATTTTTTATCATTTTTTGATAAATATGGCTCCATATATTATATATTTTAAATTAATCTGGATAATCAAACACGGATTAGGTCAGCGTTTTAAATGTTTAAAGGCGTAAAAAAATAAATTATACTTATGTATAATGTTTGAAAAGTTTTTTGTCACCGAATCAGTCAAAGATATTGGCGTCGCCGAAGCAGAACCTAAAACAAAAAAATATTGTTAAATACCATTATGAATTAAAGGTAAATTGGTTTAGTAATTTTATGAAATTTACAACAAAAATAAAATCAGATACATCCGATACAGAAATGGGTATTTATAAAATATTAGATACATATATACCACAATATAGTAAATTAACTATCCAAGAAAGATTAATAGATTATTTATATAGAACTCATACAGGTATGTTTGCTGATAATTTTAAATCAGGTGTATATCATATTTATTCTCTTCAAATAATAAAAGGTGTGGAGTTAGATACTGGTAAAATAATATACGACGACGATATTGCCGTGGCTGACTATAATATATCATTTGAAATATATAGAAACCGTGAATGGGTTATTATTTAGAATAGGGTTACGATATTTTTAATTAATAGTCATTTAAATAAAACTCTATATTAATATTTAATATGAAGCGTTTTATCCATAAAGAATTAAAGTATGCCGCTAATAATTATAATATTTTAAAAGTTTGTATTAAAAGGGCTAAGGGAATCTATTTAATTGATGTTAATAATAAAACTTATTTAGATTTTATTTCGGCATATTCCGCAGTAAATCAAGGACATTGCCATCCCCGACTTATAAAAGTAATGAATGAACAATCTCGTAAATTGACGTTGACCAGTAGGGCATTGCCTAATAATGTTATGGGTAGTTTTGCCGAAACATTATGTAAAACATTTAATTACGATAAAGTCTTGCCAATGAATACTGGGGTGGAAGGGGGGGAAAGTGCTATAAAATTAGCACGAATGTGGGGATATAAAAAGAAAGGGGTGCCTCCGAACCAGGCAGTAAATTTATTTTGTAATAATAATTTTTGGGGGAGAACTTTGGCAGCAAGTTCCACGTCAGATGATCCACTATGTTATAATAATGTAGGACCCTTTATGAATGGATTTGATAATATACGCTTTAATAGTATTATGTCATTAAAACAAAAACTTGAGCAAGAGCCCAATATCGTATCTATTATGTTAGAACCCATCCAAGGAGAAGCGGGAATTATTATTCCCGATGATGGTTATTTGGGAAAAGTGAAAGAATTATGTTCTGAGCATAACGTGTTAATGATAGCAGATGAGGTTCAAACAGGTTTGGGGCGCACGGGAAAAATGCTCGCCTGTGATTATGAAAATGTTCACCCTGATATACTTATTTTAGGTAAAGCCTTATCAGGGGGGATGATGCCTATATCGGCTGTATTGGCGAACGATA